TTAGGTTAGACCACATTATTATTATGTACAATGCGGGTACTGGTCGATTCAAGAGTGCGGTGACGAATAGAAACTTAAATAGGGCGGATACCACAACACTATTGAATCAATTAAATATTGATACTAGTGAAAAGTATATTGTTAAATTAATGGGTAAAAATGGTTTCCTTGATGTTCAAAAGCAAAGATTAGCATAATTATGACGGCTACAAAAAAGATAAGCGCAAACACACTCCCAATTTCGTTTGACCAATTCAAAAAAAATCCCGTGGCAGCGGTGGCATTTTGTATGCTCGCAGCGGTGGGGTATTTGTATTACGATTTACGCGATGGTTACAAAGACCAAATTGAAAAGTCTAACCAAAAAATAGACGCATTAGACCTCAAAATTGACAAATTGGGTTACGCATTAAAAAAGTCCGATTCGGCACTTTCTTCGGCTATCACCGAACTTAGAATTATTAACACAATGAAGAAATTATGAAACACATTTTATTAGTATTTGTCGCCATATTCTTTTGTTTTGAAATATTTGCACCATTGGGTGCGGTGAACGAACCGAAAGTCGATGAAATTGAAGCGATGCTCAAAAAGATAGAGGGCAATTTGAAAATGGCTTCGGCGGTAACGTCCGTTGCAAAAGCCAAAGGCGAAGCACTTGTTGAAAGCAAAGTCGAAGAGAAAAAAGAACTCAAAGCAACCTTGGAAAAAGCCACCGAAGAGTTAAAAGTCGCTACCGAAAAAGTAGAGGTGTTTTCTACTCGTATGGCCGAAGTTGGATTGGACACATCCCTTGTTGTTGAGGAGGCGGTATTGAGTGGGCCAATTTATGAAGAGTGGCTAGAGTATCAAAAGAACGGAGGGGAGTCGGAGTTTGACTACTATCGCGTTTATAGAAAGTAATTGTATATTTGTAATTATGACAAAGAACGAAAAATTATTTTTGTACGCGGGTATTAGTGCCGTTGTTATTTATATAGCATATAAAGTATTCAATAACCCAAAAGACAACAGGTTACGCAAGCCCGATGGTACGTTGGTTGAAACTATTCCACAATCAATAGTCGATGCACAAATGCAAAAAGTAAAAGACCAATTAGAAGCCAAAAGATTAAAGTATGAAGCGACTTGGAAAAAGTCGGGTAGCAAACTTTCTTTCAAAGATTGGTATATTGAAAATGCTGATACTCAACCTATTTAATTAAAAAATTATGAAATTTTTAGAACTATTAACTAAATATGCCACCCCAATCATTGCATTTTTGATATTGCTTTTGGGGTTTACTGTGTTATTTTCAATTATCTTTTGGGACTTCCCAAGTGACCAAAAAGACATTTACTATTCAATTAGCGGTGGTGTACTATCCGTAGTCACCATGATTGTATCTTATTACTTTGGCGCAAGTAAAACCGACATACCTAATACCGAAAAATAATATGCCATACAAAGTTAAAAGCGGTAAAACGGATATTTTTAATGAAACATTTAAAACCGAATCCGAAGCAAAAACGGCAAAGTATTATGCCATAATCGGTGCAAAAAATAATCGAAGCGCATTCAAGACCATGGATGCGAAAATTGTAAAAGTAGCAAAAACCAAAAAGAAATAATATGGAAACCAACGGAAAAACAAATTGGCCCATGGCTTTACTCGGCGTTGCCGTAAGTTTGGGCGTTATCTACGTTACATTTTATGTAGCGGGTAAGGCTTGGAAAAAAGCGTAATGGATGAATAAAATTCTATCCGAAATCGTAAAGTCTACGGAGGGGAAATACTCCAAGGGCGTTCTCTATGCGGGGGCGGTGGGATTGATATTGTCCGATATTATTCCAACGCCCGCCGATGCTTTGTATTTCTATACGGAAAAGAAACTCCGTGATAAATGGAAGTCGGGAGAAATTACACCTCAAAAGTATTGGTCTAGAACGGCTGGGGCATATTACCTCTACAACCCTATATGGTGGGGTATCGTTCTTGGTGCAATGTACTACGCCAAAGGCGATGTTCGTGATAAAGCGAAAATCGGTTTAATGGTAGTAGGCGCGGGAGCGGTCATCGGAGTATTGTATCGCAACTACCAAAAGGACATCAAAGAAATTAAAAAAGAAGTTATCATGGCCACCGAACCAAAAGTGGAATTTACGGGGAATAAACAACCTATTAAAAATGGTCAATATCGTTCGGTAATGCGCCGTGGTAACATAATTAAATTTATAGCATAATGGAAGCAACTACACAACCAACGGGTCAAGCACCCGCGCCTACGGGCGGAATGGCGGAAGCCGTTAACGCAAGTACTCTCGCTTCACCTACCACAATAGTTTCACCCGTACCAAGTGCAAGTGAAATGGCCGAAGGTGGTGATGTAGCACCCGAAACAACGCGTGATGGCTCGCACGATTGGGGTCAATGGATAGCAATTGGAATTATCTCGTTAACCATAGTTTCATTAGTCATGAACATTTACACCAACCGCAAAACCATGCTCAAGTTGGATAAAGATGATGCCGATATGCGTAAAGACATCAACGAATTGAAAATGAATGTGAAGAAACAAATGGGCGACAAGTATGAGTCCATGGATTAACAATGTCACATACGGAAACCCCGTAGATGAGTTTTTGCCTTATTTAAAGAATGGGGCGTATCAATCCGTTTACGAACAACTCAAAGAATATCCTTTTGCGCCCAACGATAGTGAAGCGACGCAAGATGAGTTGCGCGAGTTAATTTCCTATCAAAATTTACCCGAACAACAAGATGAAAATATTGTGGCGCGGTATATGGGTTACAATGATGATGTAGTCACAATCTTTAAAAAATATGTGACATCAAAGATTGGCGAAAACCTCGATAGTGAAATTGATGAGGTGATTGAAGATTCAAAGTTTGTACTATTAAAATTAAAGTTCTTTTACCAAAGACCTCGACCTTACCAAGTGGCTCAGTATTATAAGGCGAAGTTGTTTCCGTTCAAAAGTATTACCGCAATTAGTCCGTCGTATCCAAGTGGACACGTGTTCCAAGCGCGATTACTTACGGAGTTAATTGGTAACAAGTTCCCCGAACACTATGAGTTCTTAAAAAATTTGACACACGATATTTCGGTTAGTAGAATGTTTTTCGGTTTACACTTTACAAGCGATAATGATTTCGCGGTGTATTGCGCAAAGACACTTACCAAATCGAAAGAATTTACAACGAAATATGGAATATGAATTTGGAGTAACCGCTATGGGCAAACCGAGGATGACCCAAAGAGATAAATGGCTCAATCCTCCTCGATTACCAATTACAAAATATAGACTCGTTAAGCAAGGTATAGAAGCCTATGCTTTGATGTATAATTTTGTTTTAAAAGACGATGTAAATGTTATATTTGTAATGCCAATGCCGAGTTCATGGTCAAACAAAAAGCGTTTGGCAATGAATGGTAAGCCACACCAAGTAAAACCCGATATAGACAATATGTTGAAAGCGGTGTTTGATGTGTTGTGTCCGCAAGGCGACCAATCTATTCACTCCGTAGTGGCAAAAAAAATATGGGGCGAAGAGGGTAAAATAATTTTTATTGACAATGACGACAACGAAAATACGGGAGATTGAGAATCTCTTTTCCGCAATAAGTGATACACTTGCCGAAGTTGGGCTTGTACAAACTATTTCAATACTAAAAAAAGGTAGTCAAGGAGTTTTATGGAAAAGCGATTTAGCCGTTGTTGCTAAAGCCGTTTGCGAAGCCTACGATATACCAACCGAGGTGTTGTTTGGCAAAAGCCGAAAGTACCCAAGGAAGTACGCGTTTGCGTGTTGGGTTTATATTTGTTATGTAGACCTAAACTATGGGCTATCGGATTTAAGTGCTTACACTCATTCATCAATGTCTACTATTTCAAAGGCGAAACAACTCATTGAAGATTATCCCAATGAAACCACTTTTGATAAAAAGATTCACGAAAAATTATCGTATAGTAGAAAAAATTTGAGTAAGTACCTAGAGAAAATACCCGAAAATATTTAATCGACACATAAAGAATAATATATGGAAAATGTAGACAATTTATTACAAACCGAAACATTTGAAGCGGACTATAATCCGTTACAAGAGAATGTAAAGCAAAGACCATACACAAGGCCAAATGTTGAAGTAACGGATGCGACACCTATTGCCGAACCCGTATTTACACCACCCTCTTTTGAAGAATTGCAAAATGGGTTTGAGTCCGATATGAATGGTGGTGGTGCGCAAGTGGATGATAGGAAAGTATGGGGGCAATCCGATGAAGATTTTGGTAGTGCAAACCCATACGTAGAGCAACTTGACAAAAAAGACCAAAAGGCTGCGTCATCAGCCCTTGCCGATGCCGTACTTGATGGATATTCTCAATTAAATGGCTTTGGTAATAGACTAATACAATTTGACCCCGCAAAGATTGAAGATTCGATGCGCAAAGGGGAGATAGACCCCAATATCACTTTGCCCATAAATGGACAAAACATTCCGCTACTTGAATACATCAATGAATATAATAGCCAAACCAAAGATGTAATTTCCGTATCGCCCGAATTTGTCGACAAGGTAAGACCCGTACTTATCCGTGTATTGATGAAGCGCGGTATTGGTATGACCGATGAGCAATTATTGGCTTACTATTTTGGGGTGGACATTTTAACCAAGGGTGCGACTATTTACGGATTGAGAAAACAAAACGCATCGTTACTCGAAACATTAAAAGAAATGAGTACGGGTGCGCCAAGGTCAACCCCTCCACCAACACAACCAACACAACCAACTCAAAACACATACGTAGAACCCGAACCACAACCAAAGCAAGAGGTTCGTCAAGAACGTGAGTATGTAGAACCCGAAGAGGTACAATTTACAAAAGAAGAGCCTATTCAAGAGGCGGTTGTAATTGATGAGCCTATTAAAAGAAGCCGTCAAAGAAGACCCGCGCCCCAATTTGGTGATGAAGCGATTTTGTCACAAATG